ATACCTATAATGACGAAATGAAAGGACAGGCAATTGTGCAATTAGCACAGATCGGATTGCAATTTGACGAATCAAAATCAAATAATCCTTTTGCATATTATACGGCGGCTGTAACAAACTCATTTGTTCGAGTAATCAACTTAGAAAAGCGAAATCAAAATATTCGCGACGATATTTTAGAAATGAATGATCTCAATCCCAGCTATACAAGACAAAACGAAGGCGAATGGGAAGCAGCAGTAAAAAGAAATGAAGAAGCAAGCATTACTGCGTTCTCAGGTAAAAAAATCGATTGACTTCAACGACTTATAGTGTAAAATTAAACAAAACGGAGTAACAACTTGTTTAAACGTGCTGCGGTGTTTACCGATCTACATCTTGGATTAAAAAGCAATTCAAAAACTCACAATCAAGACTGTGAAGACTTTGTTGACTGGTTTATAGAACAAGCAAAAGCAAACGATTGCGAAACTTGTATCTTTTGCGGCGACTGGAATCACAATCGCAACAGTCTTAACCTTACTACCATGGACGCAGGCATTCGAAGCTTGGAAAAACTAGGTGCTGCATTTGAAAATGTCTATATGTTTGCAGGAAATCACGATTTGTATTACAAAGACAAGCGCGATATCAAATCCACTGAGTGGGCAAAACATATTCCAGGCATTACCATAGTCGATGAAATGACTGTGATAGATGATGTAGCACTGGTTCCGTGGTTAGTAGGTGATGAATGGAAAACTGTTCAAAAAATAAAGTGCAAATACATGTTTGGACACTTTGAATTGCCTACATTCTTAATGAATGCCAAAGTAAGGATGCCTGATCACGGTGAGCTCAAAGCAGAACATTTTGATAAACCTGAATATGTATTTTCAGGACATTTTCACGCAAGACAACAGCAAGGCAATGTTCATTATATTGGAAATGCATTTCCGCACAATTATGCAGATGCGTGGGACGATGATCGAGGTATGATGATACTGGATCGTGAAAACAATCTAGAACCTCAATACATTAATTGGGATGATTGTCCCAAATACAGAACTGTAAAGTTGTCACAGTTGATTGATAATGCAGATACGATTATAAAATCAAAAATGTATCTCAGAGTTGAGATTGACTGTCCTGTTAATTTTGAAGAAGCTAGCTTTTTAAAGGACATATACATCAATCAATACGGATGTAGAGAGATTACACTGATTCCACAGAAGCAAATGGAAGAAATTAACTCGGATCTTGATATTTCAGCTTTTGCTTCTGTAGATCAAATAGTAAGCGAAGAAATTACAGAGCTTGATACAGAAAATTTCAATAAAAAAACACTTTTAGACATATATAACGGATTACAATGATAAAGATCAAGGATTTAACCGTAAAAAACTTCATGAGCGTCGGGAATCAAACACAGGCTGTGGATTTTGACCAACAAAATCTAACTCTTGTGCTCGGTGAAAATCTAGACCAAGGTGGAGATGACAGCGGATCACGAAATGGCACAGGAAAAACCACAATTATCAATGCATTGTCCTACGCACTGTATGGACAAGCACTGACAAACATCAAAAGAAATAACCTTATCAACAAAACCAACGGCAAAGGCATGTTGGTTACACTTACATTTGAAAAAAACAACGCAGAATACAGAATTGAACGCGGTCGTTCACCAAATGTGCTAAAGTTCTTCAAAAATAATCAAGAACAAGTGCCAGAAGACGAATCACAGGGTGATAGTAGAAAGACTCAAGAGGATATCAGCGAACTGTTAGGTATGAGTCACGACATGTTTAAGCATATTGTAGCACTCAACACCTATTCTGAGCCTTTTTTGTCAATGAGAGCAAACGATCAGAGAGCAATTATCGAACAGTTGCTGGGTATTACTATACTTTCAGAGAAAGCAACTGATCTAAAAGAGCAGATCAAGCTGACCAAAGACGCTATTACCGAAGAAACTATTAAAATCAATGCAATTCAGTCTTCAAATGAAAAAATTCAAACCACAATCGACAATTTAACTAAGAATCAACGTGCTTGGCAAGCTAAACGTCGTCAAGATGAAGATAAATTGAAGTCTGCCATTTCAGAATTAGAAAAATTAGACATCAATGCAGAGCTTGAAGCACATGAACAACTGCAAAACTGGGCTGAACTAAACAATGCCATTGCAGCTTTGAATAAAGAACGGTCGACTCTGGATGCAGCACTGATAAGAGCTGATAAATCTGTTGAAAAGGTCAAGAAAGATATTGCTGATCTCGACGATGCTGTGTGTTATGCTTGTGGACAGGAACTTCACGAAGACAAAAAAGCAGAAATTGTTACAAAGAAAACTCAAGAAGCCAAGGAAGCTATGGAATACCAGCACGAAGTTGCCAGCAACCTTGAAAAAGTAATGAAGCAGTTGGAAGAAATTGGTGATATCAACGGTAGACCCAACACTTTTTACGAATCAATGAAGGAAGCCTACGAACATCAAAACAATGTTGCTGGCTTACAGCAGAGTTTAGAATCAAAGCAACAGGAAATTGATCCTTATCAAGAACAGATTGACGAATTAAACAACACTGCAATCCAAACTGTTCAATGGGACACTGTAAACGATCTAGTAGAATACAGAGAGCATCAAGAATTTCTGTTGAAACTGCTTACTAACAAAGATTCGTTTATCAGAAAGAAGATTATTGATCAAAATCTTGCTTATCTAAACAATAGACTTACATATTATCTTGACAAGCTAGGGTTACCTCATCAAGTTCAATTCCAAAACGATTTGAATGTTGAAATTACCCAGTTAGGACAGGATCTAGACTTCGATAACCTAAGCAGAGGCGAAAGAAACAGACTGATACTGGGTCTTAGCTTTGCATTTAGAGACGTTTGGGAAAGTCTGTATCAAAATATCAACCTACTGTTCATTGATGAGCTAATTGATTCAGGTATGGATTCGGCAGGTGTTGAGAATTCACTCAGTGTACTAAAGAAGATGAGCCGAGAAAGACAGAAAAACATATATCTTATCTCTCACAAAGACGAATTAATAGGCAGAGTAAACAACGTTCTCAAAGTTATAAAGGAAAATGGATATACAAGTTATGCGAATGACTTGGAAATCATAGAATGACCATGGACGACGATCTACACGACAAACTAGCAAAGGCATATCTAGAATATTTCAAGACAAACGAACAGTTTGAGCGAGTACCTTCGGTAAGAAAGTATGCTGCTGTTCAAAAACAAGTAAGAATAATGAAAAATCTCATAAAGGCAAGAGAAAAAGAAATAAGGCATCACTATAGAGAATCCAAAAAAGACAGGCGTAGAAAGAAGTAATCGGTAAGTAACCATATGCAATGGACTTATCAGGGTAAACCCGTAGAATCAATACCAGATGAATACGAAGGTTTTGTTTACCTGATAACAAATCTTACCGACAATAAAAAATACATAGGCAAAAAACTTGCACGTTTCAAAACGTCTAAGCCACCACTCAAAGGCAAAAAGAATCGAAGACGAGGCACTAAAGAATCAGACTGGCGTGACTATTGGGGATCGTCAGACAGGCTTCAGGCAGACGTAGAAACCATAGGCAAACAAAATTTCACAAGAGAAATACTTTATTTTTGCACTTCAAGAGCAGAGATGAGCTATTTAGAGGCCAAAGAACAATTTGATAGGCAAGTATTAGAAACTGACGAATACTACAACGGCATTATCAATGTTCGAGTAGGCAGTTCCAAGGCATTAATAGAAAATCTTCAAAAACGTAAAAACAGCACATAAGGTTAGCGGGCCAGTTTACAATACCGCTGTGGAAAAGGCTACCGTATAGGAGCACACGCAACATGCTGATCGACTACCCAGAGGTAGGAAGCCATCAAACAAATTGGGCTTACTGGTTGGCATAGAACGAAGGCTGTCGTTCAGAAACACCACAGAACTCCTAAACACCGTTGTCATAGGAACGAGGACACGGGTAGAGAGTTGGCTTCCGCATATGTTATTGCGGTAATGTATACGAATAGCAACTCTGTAGGTCAATGCAGGTAGGGAAAAGGTTAGAGTCCCTGGAGTCGGTGTATAAACAAAAATACCTGCTTCCAAGTCTCGACTGATGCTACTCACAGGAAGTTTTCGGAGACGACGGGACCGTAAATGGTTCCGTCTGACCAAATTAATCTACAGGAAATTTATTACTTCATTCCATTCAGCTCATTAACAAATAAAATATTGTAGTTTGAGCGATAGCGAAAACTAGTAGTTACGAAGTAACTACTTCGACGATAAATAAATTAAATATTATCAAGGAAATAAAAAATGAAGATTTCTGAAACAAAAATTACAAATGAAGGTCCGTTAGATCTGTTGACAAAACAAGGAAGAGCACAGCGCGGTGCTTTTAAGTCAGGACAAAAAACTGTTAAGCTAACAGCTCAGAATCTAATGAGACAGTTTGCTGAATATCTAGGAAATCAAGGATTAAATAACTACACCGAAGCTTCAATTGAAGATCTTAGATCTTTTCTTAACAATAAAAATGTTGACACTTCTGACATTGCTGATAAAAATTCAAACCAAGCTTTGACTAAAAAGTTTGTTACAGATTATTTAACTACAAAATCACGCGAAGCTGTTTCGGGGAAGAAAGCTACTGCAAATAGACCTGCTGCTAGATCAGAACCATCAGTTTCCGGTCAAACAAAACCTTCTGCTCCGTCTTTTAAGTCATCTAGAGATAGATCCGGTGCTGCTGATAAACCAAAGATAGATGTTCCAAAGGGAATGAAGATGACAGGATCTGATGGAAATACCTATGTATGGAGAGGTGCTAATTGGACACAGGGCAATACCAACAGAATAGCAAAGAAGAACATTGCGTCTGAGTTGAATAAGAAGGTTCAATCAGCTATTAGTCAATTACCAAATGATATTCAAGATACTGTATCTAAGCTAACACCTGATCAAAAGAAAATACTAAAATCAATTCTTTAAAAGAATGGAAGTCCAGATTTTTTAGTAGTTTCTAGATTTTCTTT